GACTGCAACTCTCATTCCCGAGTCTCACCGGACAGCCAGCAGCCGTCTTTGACAGACTGTGTCAACGTAATACTGAGCATATCTTAGGTCGGAAGGTAGGATCAAAATGATACACAAAAACAAGAGATCTAAGCCCGTAGGGATGGTTCTCCAGCCCATTCACTACTACGCCATTTTCATCAGTCACTCGTGGTCGACCACTTGCATCCTTCACCAAAGGCGGAAAAAACTTTCTTATCTGGATGGTAGTCCCGCGAATCCGATGCGTCGCCACATTGACATCAGAGCAAAGATAAAAGAAGGATGAACCCCCTCACAAGGCAGAATAGGCTTCGAGACAGATGGGGGCAATATCCCACCTCGAATATTGGTTGTTTGAACCACATTAAGCTTAATTAAAGCAGTTGGTCGCAAACTTAAGAACGAAGAAAATTGCGCCAACTCTGCCGCTTTAAAACACGTCTCAACCTTTTCAATAGAAATAGCATGATGGTGCAATATACCTCGCAGGTTTGGGAACCAAACGATAGCATGTTCTTTCCGCACAGCAGACAACATGAAATCATAGTAAATGCCACTAAACTTTGAAACATCCTGTACAACAAAGGAAAATGCACGAACTTCGCGCCCAAGAATATCCTCCATACTACTAAGAATCTCATAACTGCTTGTAACCAAGAGATTCATGGTAATAATCCGCCCAGGTGCTTCCCAACGGACTTGGACATCATACTCCGCTCGAGTACGTGCAGTTTCAGAATCATACACGTAGTTCACATTCCCAGTCATCTCGACTTGAATAGGAGGAATCTCATGAAATGATGAAAAAGTTAGGTCATTTGTGGGCCGCAACGAGAAAGTTACTCCTTTCCTCATTTTGATCATCCCGAATTCAGGATCAAATACAGCATCCATTATCAACTTGACATTCCGACGGACGGACGGTCGAACAGGATCAACCACCACAATTCTGTCAGGAATAAATTCCAAAGCAGGGTCCAAAAACCCAGGTCTAGGGTAATACACACGGTAGTCACCTCGCAGTCTATGTTCAATTGACCGCTCTCCAACCTGAGCCAGCACACCATGGTTAATTTTAACCCCGAACAGATTGAGAATCTTGAAGAATATGTGGGATGGAAAACGACCCTCACAGAAAGCAGTCCGGATATAGTCCAGTATGGGAGTATCCCTCAGCAACTCTCCAGTTGAAAGTTCGGCTACAAGTCTCAGTCCCTCAAGGAGTTGACGAGATGCCATCAAAGTCTTAATATATTCATCCACCATCCCCTCGGAGTCAGTCATTCGATAAAGAGCCTCATATTCTGACAAGAGAATCACTGACGCACTATCATATGCTCCACCCCGAAATGTAGACCCCTGCGCATGCACACGTCCAAGCAAGTCCGCACCTTGACGTAAAGTAAACGGATTCAACGCAACGTCTGGCTCAAACGCAGCAATAACAGGTGAATCGAAAGGCACACCCTCCAAGTGGTTATCAAACCGCCGCTCACGATCCTCTCGCACAGCTGGAAATTGCCTCCATACTCCCTGTCCGAGACGATGAGACCAGAAGATAATTGGATGCAATGCAATCTGTAAGTACAAAGGACGATAGACCCAGTGAAACCACTCAGCAAACCCGCGTGTGTACCAGCGGAGCAAATTAGAAAGAGTCGTCAGTGCATGACGGTCCTGAGGTCCTTGATTCCTGTCATTGGGATGATGGAACACGGTCCGATACTCCTCCAGTATGGCGATAGCATCATTCAACAAAACTTCACAAGGTAAAGGCGCTCCAGCCGCTTGTCGCCTCGGTAAATATGTTTGTCCCGGCAAACGCAACACATTGGCATATGGACGATATATGATGTCACGTATCTCACGACGCCTAACAAGATCATTCCGCAAAAGCCACTCCTGAACTCGCTTCATCAATAACCACTTTCTTCTCGTCCTATCTGGAGGACCGTTAGGAATCGGATCGAGCACTGTGTAAGTTGCAAATCTGCAGTTCTTCTTCGTTCGCTCACCGTCTCGAATGCTGTCGATTCGGTTTCCGGTAACATCATGACCATATCCACGGGAAGCTATCAATGCCCCATACTGATCCGGGAAGAAGCAAGAAAGAATCATAGTAACCAAATGAGCCTTAAGATGCAGGTTATAATCATATAGGTTTGGAGTCAGAATCAGTGCGACCTTTGCACCAAGCAGCGAAAAAACCAGTTTGCTAGGTGTCGGAACCCCTAAAGAATCTTCCATTCGCAACCCATCAACGAATGGTGCCATAATGTCACACACAATTTTCTGACAGATCTGCTGAGGATTCGTCAGACGAAGCAATTCTTTCCACTCACCGATTGCCAAAGTCAAAGCCATGTTATGGGAGACAGAAATGTTATCACGTGAAGTCAGAGATGCAGTCATCTCAGCAACAGGGAGCAACTCAATCAGACCAACACGCGACGTCGCTTGTTGAATCAGGACACTGAGAATAAATTGCCGAATGTTAGGAGACACTAATGCCGCTGTACGGAGACAGTCGACGTAAAGCTGGTCACCCGGAAACAACATCATTCTCGTTAACTCTGCCTCATAATCCTCCACTTCACGCATATACACTTTCAGCTTAATAGTATCAGTATCACCTTCAATGTCAAAAATTCCCATTTGACATGACTGCAAAAGATCAACATAAGCACTGACATTCATCTTCTCATTTTGCAACTCCTCCATAACATTTGCATGCGCCTCAGCTGTAATAAAATCCAAATTACAAATCGCTGCCTCCCGATACTTCCGATTAAAAAACGACTCAATATTTGGCCCATCCTCCATCTGCACAGATGTACCTAGTCCATTATCCGTCATGTTATCGGCAACCTCTCGTGCAAACCATTGATATTCACTAAATACAGTCAGGGCCTCAGGAACGTGCGGATAGTTCTCATAATCATCTTCCAGCAGCCAACCCTGAACGTGGCGAAAATTGTCCGATACAGGACGGCGCACCCAAGTTTTGAACAATTTCCTCCTCCTTCTGGCGTCGACGCCACTAGAACAAAAACGTCCCATCTTTGCTGCTCCAGCAATCAGGAGTACGACGAACTCCATCATTTGTTCAGGCGTCTTCACGTCATCATAAGTAATCTCATCAACACCAACAGCGTTCGAGAGTCCAATGCCCGTCAACGACTCACCACCCACCTTACACGAAACCTTATCGAAGTCAAAAGGATCAATAAACAACTCAACACCTTGTCCAGACGTGTTAATGCGAACATATGCCAAATCAAATCCACGCCCAAACTGGTTAGCCACAGGGTCAATAAACGGGTACACTTGTTCGCCATGATAAGCTTTCAGGTATCCACCTTGTGCTCCCAATGCTCCAATTTGTTTAGCAGTGAGCTGGTAAAAGTGGGGAATGGATGTAACTACTTCTAACTGGAATAAAGATTGGCTTAAAGTACGCTCCTCGCCTACAGACAGTAAATCCACCACTTGTCCATCATCTAGCTTGGAAAGCGAGCTTGGAACTACCTTGGACACATCAGCCTCTCGCTCTAATGCCGCAAAAAATGCATCAGTAATTTCGGGTCTCATACGACCAAAAAACTCACCCAGACCAGCGCTTCCAGACATTTGAACTTTCTGCTCAATCATTGCGGCCAATACATCAACAGATTTCTTGGATGACGAGTCTTTCTTCGTAAGTGTTTCCTTTGCATTGTCTTCAGGTTCAGAAGACGACGATTTTTCTCGATCATTACGATCGGCTGCACTAGCTTCGGTAGAGACTGTTTGTTCATCATTTTTAGTTTTGTCTTTGGTTTTCTCTTTGGTACGGGCGGACATTGCTGCCTTAACGACTACGGCTGTTGCGGTCAGGAACAAAATGTC